GTATCGGTAAGCCTTCTTTTGTTCCAGATGTTATACCACCTGTTGTTGGAGAGCTAACTCCATCTCACGTTGCTTATCTATTCGGAGTAACTGGAGATGATGTCTACCGAGGTTTAACCAGAATGCACCATCACGCTACTATCAGACCGAGGGAAGATTTCATAGACTATGTTAAGAATCAAGCTAATGCCTATGCTATGAAGTCTCAAAAGACTGCTGCCGACATAGGCTTTACGGATGAGGCTATAGGTGAAGTGTACGACCAGCTGTGGAGAAACCTTGGGCTTGACCCTATGGCACTGGCTCCTGATAGTCCGACAGTGATGCAGATGGAAGAGATAAGACAGGAGTTGACCAGGCTCAATGTAGCAGTCAGGATGGATGAAACTGACATAGCCAAGTGGCGGCAGTATGTGCAAGGAGTATCAGATGACTTAAGAGAAATGCCAATGTATAAGGCAGCTGCGAGGGTTATTCCTGTTACCCCAGAGGTTACACCTACTGCAATACCCAAGAAAGTAGCTACTGCTGACTGGCTTGCTAAGAAGGAATCAGCTATGGCTAAGGCTCGGACACAGCACGAACTTGCCTACCCAACTTATGACGATGCCAATATTATAGACGAGACAATGAGAGCTATCTTTCCATTCTGGTGTACTCCAGAAGATACTAAGATTCTAACTAAGGTAGGATGGAAGCTACACACTGAGTTATCATTAGGTGAAGATGTATTGACTGTGAATCCTAAGACTCTGACAACTGAATGGCAACCAGTGCAGGAAATAGCTGTCTTTGACTATGATGATGAACTGATGGTTATTCCTGCTAAGGGCAAGGATATTAAGTTTACTCCTAATCATAGATGGCTAGTTGTGAATAAATGGTCTGGCAAGGCAAAGATAAAGCGGGGGTATGAGTTGAAGGAGGTCAGCGATTTTATCCCAAGAGCCTTACCTCATAGATTCTCTGAAGAATCGGTTCTTAGTCCTCGTCTGGCGGCTATTCTTGGGTGGATAGTTACTGAGGGCTACCTACAAAGCCCCGCTACCCAAAGACCATTCTTCTTAATATACCAGCATAGAAAGAATTATGTGTCTGAGATTGAGGCGGCTACTGGTAGTAAAGCCTACCCAAGAAGCAAGGAGAATGACCCTGATAATATGGTAATCAGAGTTTCTGCTACTGATACAGCAGAAATCTTGAAAGTGTATTCTGGTAAAGAGGACTTACCTAAGCTAGTATCCAACATATCTAAGGAGTCTGCTCAGGCTATGTGGAAGGCTATGATGCTAGCAGAAGGTAGTTTCGGGCAAGCATATAATGGAACTGCTGTAGATGAGTGGTCTCAGCTACCTGGTCCTGTGTCAGACGCTTTCCAGATGCTATCAGTCCTGCTTGGCAAGGCTATAACAGTTGGGAAGCATAATGGAACTCTTGATAAGGTTTACTTTAGCAACAACCGTCAACCTTACCAGGTAAAACAGTGTAGGCGGATGAGAAAGGAGCACTACACTGGTAAGGTATGGTGTCCTGTGACTGCTAACGGAACTTGGTTTGCTAACTTTAATGGCAGCATAATTCCTACTGGCAATACTTACGAAGCCTTCAGGTGGAAGTGGATTCCTCGCACTATGATGAGAACACCAGGAACAATGACTGGTCTTGCTCGATATATGGACTATACTGACGGTGGTTATATTCCTGTACCTGGAACTGACTTACAGCTAAACCCACTTAGAGGCTCAATCTGGATGGGTGGTTTGAGGCGGTTCTATCTGAGAGACTTCCCTGAGTACTACGATACCTTCCCAGGTATGGAATTTATTGACTATATCGGTAGGGCTGGATTCTACCCAGGCATACACGTTATGGGACCTATCGTAGCCTTCGGTGCTGCTACAGGAAAACCCGAACTTAGCGAGGTGGCTCCAACTTGGGTCAAGACTGGGCTCTCTGCACTCCGAGCCTTATCTCCTGAGCATATAGGTAAGGTTCTCGATGTGGTCTATCCAGACCGCTTTAGAGACTTCCAGACTATGCTAACTCTCGGTGAAGAAGGTTATGATGCAGATGAGATATGGAGGAAGAAGAAACAAGGCTTTGCATTAACTGAGGAGGAGGAGAAGTTATGGCTGAGAGCAGAAGCCAGAGCCAACGGTCTGAAGGGAATCCTGATGGAACAAACTGGTATCTTCCGTATTAGACCTGCCGAGTATGAGCGAGTCCGCCGAGAGATGCGGTTAGCTATTGAAGAAGCTACAGGTGTTCCAGTAGCTACTCAAGAACGTATTGACAGACTGTTTCCTGTAACTGGTAAACGCTTCTCTGACTACTACAAGCTCGATGTACTTCAGCAGAAACTCCTGTATGGGTTTGAAGCCTACCGTAGATGGCAGGGTATTACAACTCCTCTTTATCCTTCCAGCTGGCAGCTTCTGGAGGTTAGGATTCGGGACTATTATGAAGAACTTGAAAAGAACTCCCATCAAGCCAGACTTGAAGGAGTATATGAAGATGGTAAACTGGTTAGACCTTCTATTGTTGACCTTAATCAGCAACTTGTATCTGGTGAGATAGGACCTGACCAGTGGCGGTCAATGCGGAGTGAAATCCAATCCTCCTTAGCGGAGGTCGGTAGGGCACTTGGTGAATCTCCTGCCTATAAAGGTGTACCTAAGACTCTGGAAGAACGTGAGGCTTGGTTGCAGGAGAAGGGTATTCCTCTTCCAACTTATGGAGCAGACCAAGAGTTGCTGTGGTATTACTACGAATTAGAACCTGAGTACCAATACAACTGGGAATCGGGTAGGGACGAACTTGACTTTGAGACCTACTATGCTAAGGTTGACATACTGCTCGAGTCTCTGGATGATGCCCATAGACAACGTCTGTTAGATAGGATTCAGCTTGACTGGACTCCAATGGAAAGACTCTACTGGACGGTATCTCGGGAGTTCTTCCGACCATACAGAAACATAAGAAGCATTGTGCTGGAACAGTATACCGAAGAGCAGAAGCAGCAGATTCGTAGGTTTGAGGTAGCTCGTGGTGAAGAAAGAGAAGCTCTGAAGGAAATCATAGGACCTGACGGTAATAAGTTAATCTCAGGCTTTAATACTAATGTCAGAAAGGCTCGACAATCCCTACGCTATGTAGACCCTGAACTTGATGCTTGGCTATACTTCTTCGGCACAACTGATACCTTCATAACCGAGACAGGTAAGGAGAATTATGAGAGGTATAAGAAACAGTACCTTACCCAGTCAATGGTGCAGTAATGTATAAAATATAATCGCTAATACATTAGAGGGTATTATTATTTACGCTTGACAGCCGTAATTGATTGTGGTAAACTACTCTTAGGAGGTAAATAATGGACGAACAGAATCCGAAACTAGATGCTCCTGGGCAGGATGAACTGAATCCGCAGCAACCTCCAGCTACTCCTCCAGCAGAAACCAAAACTCCACCGCCTGGTGATAACCAGCCTAAGGTAGAGTTCAAGGATGGTGCTCTGTTAGTGGATGGCAGGAAGTATGTGAAGGAATCTGACCTTATCGCTGCCAAGGAGAGTTTGCAGGGGCGACTTGAGGAAGCCCAGACTGCCCATAATACGGCAGTTGATGGGTTGAGACTTGAAGTGTCACAGGCACAAACAGATGTCGCCAAGGCAAACGCTGCTCTCGAAGAAGCCAAAGCTGCCCAAGTACAGGGAGGCATCTCTGAAGAGGAGGTGTCGAGAATCAAGCAGGAGTCGGTGGACGCTAAGACAAAACTCAGCGAAACTGAGGTTAAGACTCTGGACTATCGTAGGAAATATATAATGACTGCCTACAACATACCTGAGAATTCAGATACTGCCCAGAGGCTCGTTGAGAAGGATATGTCTCAGCTTGATTCTTTTGAGGAGGCTCTTAAAGCCTTATCTACAGGGAGGGGAGGACCTGGTAACTATGCTATAGGGGGAGGTGGCGCAGGTGCTACACCTCAGACTCCTATGGATAGAGCTAAGGAACTTATTGCTGGAACTCCATATCGTGGAGTCAGGAATGCTCCTCCTAATACTCCTCCTGAAAACAAATAACTTTGAAAAGGAGATGCTATAATGGGAGATAATAGTGGTGGACATTGGAAAACTCTGGTTGAATGCCAGAAGCTTACTCAGTCCCTGAAAATCCCAGGCGTCTTTGAGGAAGACGTCAAAAGAAACAATCCTCTTGAGAGGATGCCAGTCGGACAGGCGGCAGGGACAGGTCTTAAGATTGAGTGGCTTCGTGAGAAAACTACTACTGAAGATGCGGTAGTTGAGATAGACATCGGAGATCAGCTGTCCTGGTCAGACGATATTGAGTACGAGGAAAAGGAAGCTACACTCCGCAGGGTCTATATCCAGCGCAAACTTGACAAGTATGTTCAAGGAATCTATAGCACTTACAACAACTACGAAGCCCGAGTGCTACTGGAATCCGAGAAAGGCTTGAAGAGACGCCTGGGTGCAAGGGCAGTCTATGGAGACACTACATATGGTGGAACTCCAGCCCAGTTTGACGGTCTACACGCACTGGCGGCAGAGCACGGTACTCCTTACACTGCTGGAAGTGCTTACGACCCGAAGAACATAGACGGTGGAGAAGCTGGTCTTTCCCTGAGTCTGCTCCGTGTAATGGTAGATGAGATGAAGCACGGAGTGGATGAGATAGTTGCGCCTTACGAGATTATCCGCAGAATGGATGCTGCCTTCCAGGAGCGTGGTTTCCTGTACACCGTATCAGGTACTACCCAAACTCAGAATAACCTTGCTTTCCTGACCCTCGGCTATAACGAACTCGGGAAAAGAGTGCTCTTCTGGGATGCTATTCCGATAGTCAGGACCGATTATCTGGTTCGTGAGGAAGCTAACACTGGTACTGGCGGTTCTGCCAATGCTCGTGCTTTGTACTCCTCAGATGCTCAGTACTCCCTCTTCGCCATCAAGTATGGTATGATGATGGACGGTGAGCAGAACCCAGGACTCCAGTTTGCCTATGGTGGAACTGAGGGTCAGGGAGATCTGTACAAACTGGTGCGATTCCCAGAACTGGAAGACTACGATGCAGGCGGTATCAGGCTCGTTTCCTACGGTGCTATACTACTCGGCTCGAGTCTCTGCCTTGGTCGAATCTTCGATGTGGAGGACGTAGCGATTACTGTATAGTACGTCATATATCCTCTAAAAATAAATTTAATAGTGAGGTAAAAAGAAATAATGGGTACTAATCGAAGTTACATCGGAATCAACCACGATATAAGGTCAGTGGATGGAAGGTATATCCAGATGCCAAGTTGGTTCTCTGGTCAGCCAGACACTGGTATCTGGGGGAAGCTGACCTTACCCAATCCTCAAGCAAGATCTTCTGTTGGTGATGTCCTTCAGGCTTATCCAGCAGGCACCAAGTATGTTGACGGTAACAGAGTATTCTTCTATGGATACGTTAATACAGTATATACTGCCAACAAAGCTAACCTGTGTATGTTCAACATACACCAGGCTGATTCAATCACCTGGGGAGCAACTGCTGGCGTAGCTGGAGACAAGGTAGTCGGAATACTGGCTTCAACTCTTGATGTGAGCACAACTCCTGTTCGTGACTACTATGCAGGTGGTTATCTACTGCCGAGAACCAATCCGTACAGTTCATACAGGGTTACGGCAAGTACTACTGCTACAGCTGGCAGAACTAGCGGTGAAGTTGACCTTACCATAGAGAATGGTCTGATTGAGGCAGTTACCGCCAGCCAAGGCTCCTGTTACCTGAACGCCAATGAGTATACCAAACTATGTCAGGACTGGGCTGGAGGCTCTTACGGAGCCTATGCTACTAGCCCTGGAGTTACTCTTGTTGACCCAATCGCCTCAACGTGGCAGTGGATTCAAGCCTGGGGTCCTTGCTATGTAGTTCCTTACAATGAGGAGATAGGCACAGCTGGAAACTTCGACTGTGTTGTCCACATTGACGGAACTGTAAAGGTTGAGACCAGAGCAAGCGGAGCCTTCCACCAAAGGGTAGGCTATATGATTAACAACGCTACTTCTGGTAGTACGGCAAGTTGGTTCATCCGCCTACAAATAAATAATATGTAGGAGAGGAATCAGAACGCAAGGAGAAATTGAAATGAAGAAACCTGAAGTGATTGCTCTGCCTACCTCTCAGATGGCGGCACTGTGTGATGTACTTGAGCTACCTTCCTCAGTGCAGGATTCTACTGAGTCTATGGTTGAGGCTCTGGAAGCCGCTGACTTCACGAAGCTCAATAGGGTTGAGTCAACTGATGGACCTAGACCAAGGTTCGGTGTAGGGTTCGACCCTGCCAAGGTTGATGCTTCTATCATCGCACAGAGGAAAGCCAGGATGGGAAGGTCTTAGAGCAAGGAGGTAAAAGGGGGAGTGGGCAACTGCTCCCCCTTTAACTAGAAATGCCATTATATGAGTACGAGTGTGAGGACGGTCATAGATTTGAGAGGCTTATGCAGATGCAGGATAGACATAATGTTGTGTGTCCTGAGTGTATGAAACCTGCTACTCAGATTATGTCTCTAATCAGGCATAGAATTGCAAGCCCTCTTCCAGTGTACCTACACGATGGGACTAAGATTCACGAGTTTAGAGATGCTCCATCAATAAGACCACCTACTCCACCTGAGGAGTTAGTGCGGGTTGGCGAATTATCTAACATTGGAGACAGAGGGTTAAGGTAGGTAAGATAATATGGGAAACCTCTTTATTGGTGAAACTCCAGCTGATATAAATAACTCTCCTCCAGGATGGTTATGGTTGAAACCTATTGAGGAGGGCTTGGAAGTATATAGCCTTGCTAATAATGGTGAGTGGGTAAAACAGGCTACCATTTCTTACGATGGGCACTTGCATCCTGCTCTTGGTGATGTAAACTTCATAGGCTCAGTGTCAGTAAATGGTGCTGGTGGACTAAGTGGTAGTAGGGTTATATCGGGTAAGAGACTTACTTTTACACAAGGTATCCTCACTGGTTATGAGGATGCTTAAGGAGGGTATAATGCCACTATCAGTTGATAATCTAAATGAGAATTCCACGACAGAGCAGATTCGGAAGGCAATATCGGAGTCTATCCGTTTTCTGATGGAGAATGAGGGCAAGACTCAAGAGCAGGCTGCGGGTCAAGCCTATAGTATGGCTCGTGATAAAACTGGTAAGGAATTGGACTACGGTAAATAAGCCTGTAGGCGAGAATAACTTCGGAGGTAATTATTATGGACGAAAGATTAGAATTCTTACCATCGGCAAAATGTGGGACACTGGCAGTGTCTACTGCAGTAGTAGACCTCTCCACTGCATCAGTGTCTCCCATAGTTGACAAGATGGTAAAGGTTATTATCCAAATAGACCCTACTGGAGGTAATGTCAGAATGACTCTTGATGGTGCTACTGACCCAGAGGGTGCTACTACTGGCTTCCGCTATGATGCAGGGGATATAATTGAACTGAACAGGCAAGAGGCTATCAATGCTAAGTTTATCCGAGATGCTGCAGATGCCACCTTGCAGATTCAGGCGATGGGGACTAAGGTGTAGGAGGATAAAATGAAAGTAATTAAATCATCTTTTAGAGCCTCGCTTGGAGTTGTGGAAGGATATACCGATGAAGTAGAGACTCTGTTAAAGAATGCTACTTACGGTTTGTCTGCACTTGCGACTCACAATGTCAGTTGTATGATATTTCCATCTGCGCCTGACGACATTATTGTAATAACTGATACTGGTGCTGACCTTGACTTCCCATCGGTAGTTGTAGCTGGTCTGCCTTCTGGGTGTAATATACTTCGGGCAGATATGGCTCTGGTTATAGGCGCAATACTAGATACATCTACTGCTGAGAACCAGATAAAGACAGGCACTACTGACCAGTTGTTTGTCAAGCTATCTACTGATGCCTGGAACGGTGGAGCAGGTGTAGTTGATGCGTGTCTTAACTTCCCAGCCCTTGGACTGCAGGTGGACGCCTTATCCTATCGGGGCGGAGCTATCCTTATGGGAGCAACTGATATTAAAGCAGTTGTGGACGGAGTTGGTACTTATAACTTCCGTTCTGAGGAGAGTAACAAGACCAAGGCAGTGGAAGCTACAGGTGGAAACCTTGAACTGCTTGATGTTACTTCCCTTATTCGAGTATGGTTTAGCTAGGAGACTATTATGGCTGTAATAGATATAGGACCTGGGGCTAGTGAGAGACCCGAATATTTGACTGCTGGTTCGACTGTCATTGATAAGAATAATCCTGCTAACCTTTCTGGTAGAATAACTGAGGTTAAGTTGTGGGCAAATTCTATAATGGGTAGTGTGGAAGTAGGGATATTTACTCAAGTTGATACGGATATATTTACTTCTAGGAGCAATAGTCTTTTAAACTCAGGAAATAATGTTCCTATCGGTCTACAAACTTATGCTGTTAACCTTGCTGTGGAGGCTGGTGACTTTATCGGTTTGTACTGGGTGGGTGGTGGTATAAAGCGGAATGATGCTGGCTATCTTGGAAACTGGTATAAGACTGGAGATAATATACCTTGCACAGCAACATCCTTTGGCTTTTCCGCTAGTCGTGCTCTTGCCCTTGAGGGTAGTGGAACAGACATTTTGGCTGGTGGTTCTGCAGCAGTAGCTATAGCTGTAGTAACAATAGGAGCTATTTAGATGAGGTCTGTATCAGGTACTCTTAATACTGCTCAGTTGATGTCCACTCCTTATCGGACTCCCTATATCCATATGCTCTTTACTAGCTATGATGGGAATACAACTTATGATTTCTCAACTGACAGTGCAGCTTATGGTAACAGGATTCTGCTTATAGACCACTATGAACAGAGTTATAATGACTATGCTACTGTGATTCTGAAGAACCACGATAAGCTGTTGACTACACTAGACCTTCGGGGCTACTGGGTAGAAATCGGCTATGGAGATACTACTGGCGGAGGTAATGAATATGCTGCTACTCCACGCCTATGGGTTAAGAGCCAGCAGTTAATCAGTTTAGCTGGAAATCTCCTTATGGTACTGACCCTTGAAGGTATGTGGTCTAAGCTATCTGAGACTTTGTTTCGAGTTGGAAGCCCTCCATTCTTTACGACTACCTATACTGCCGAAACTGTTTATGCAATCCTGAGTGCCTTGCTTACTGAAGCTGGTTTTACTCTAAATGCACTCGGCGGAGTTGATGATGGTATTATAAACTCATATACTCCGAACTTCACAATCAATGACTTCCAGAGATTTGAATCTGGTGCGGAGATTTTGTACAGGCTGATTAAGATGACCTACTGCTACCTCCGCCCTCTTGTATCTTTAGAGTTTAAAGTTGTCCATCCTCAGGCGGCGGATGCAGTTGATATAACTTACCACAACTACAAAGCTCCATACTTTTATGAATACGCTGAGTATCTGAATCTTGTAGTTCCGAATGTGATTTACTTATTTGCTAATGCAGGAGCAGATGGACTATGGACAGGTATACTAGCTGCTACTGCCACTGATACAGACTCACAGGGAATGTATGGAGATGTACCGACTATTGAGTTAGCTCCTGAGATTACTGGACAATCCGAGGCTGACAATAGGGCAGCAGTCATACTGGCTCGGTTGAAGAATGAGTCTATGGCAGGGGTGTTAATAGTGCCTCACGACTGCCGAGTTGAGCTTTATGA